TGTTATTTGTACCATTGATATTCAAGATGAATGTTGGGGTGTAGACCAAACAAAAGAAAATATAATGTCACTTCTTTCATTCATTATTTCCTCTTGAACATATCTAATCCAGGTTTTAATCCATATATGGCTCCAAATATCCCAATCAATAACCACTGATACCATTGTGGTAATTCATTAAAATAATTAAAAAACATATCTAATTTTCCTTTTATATCATCATCGCCAAAAAATACTGCATAACCTAATACAATTAAAGGCAAAGAAACGATAATTAAAACGAACTCGTCTTTCCATCCTTGATTTTGATTGTCCATTACTGCTCTTTTATATTCTATTTGACCAGTAGCCATTCGTTCCATGTGTTTCATTTCAGCTAATGACTCTAATTTTTTTGTTTCGTTCTTGTTTTTATATATTTGAAAACCTGTTTTAATCCCCATGCCTAATAAATTCCAAATCATTGTGCGCAACTCCTCATTATTTTAGATAAATCTTCTGCTCTGTTTGGTGTTTGTTTAGCCCAACGACTATCCATCATCTGAAAAGATGCTTCTCCATAATCTGGTTTCTTTAATGCTTCCCACATCTTTTTAAATTTACTAACACCACCTATGCCTAATTGAAAAACCATCTCAACTATAACATCTTTAGCTTTGTCGTCTAAATTTAAACCATTCATTAATCCATTAGCTTGTGCTAATGCATTATTAAAATCAGTTTTAAATACAAGTTCTAATTGCTCTTTACTATATTCTTTGCCTTCTTCCCATTGTTCGTCTGGTCTTACTAAATGTCCATAACCAATAGTAGCA